TAAAGCACTTGCAGAGTGTTTAGTTGCTGTTCGCTCATATTTGTGGAACCTCGCCGGTTGCCTTGATGTATGGCGCGATCTGGCCAGCCTGTTCAGCATTGGCAGCTTGTTGCTGCGCTTGTGCTTGAGCTTGTGCCTGTTGCTGTTGTTGACGGCGAACCATCATCACTTCTTCTGAAGATCTGATAACCCTTGCTGGTAGGCCAAGAACATCCACAAGATATTCGATCATCTTGTCGCTATCCAAATAATCCATCACCGGGGCCATCTCGCCAAACTGCGATAGCACTTCGATGCCGCGCAGGGTTGATTGCAGCTCAGCCATTTTCTGTGACTTGGCTAGTGGGCTGACATATTCGATATCGATGTCTAAACCCTGCAATTCTTCTGGCGGTGTTGGAAACGCGCCCTGTCTTAATAATATAGCAAAGGAACGGTTGATAAGCGGTTGTAATAATTCGCTTTGCATCCTGCCCATGACTGGGCCAAGCAACCTCATTTTTTCTTCATTCATTTGCAACACTTGGGTTGCGGTCATGGTTTGACTACTGTTGGTAAGCAATTGATCTACATAGAAAGCCTCTCTAATTGCTTGGCGGCGTTGCTCTTCCATATTAAGGCCAAGCGCATTATTAGCGCCCATCTGCAATGGCTCTAGTCTGTCTCTTGTGCCGGTGCGATAAAAGTTCAAGCTTCCGGGCGTTGTTCTAACCGGCAGTAGGAACCCATCATCAGGCACCATCAGCGGTGGATCTAGCTGCTTTTGAGCTGATCGAATGGTGATCTCGCTCATCTTGTTCAGCATCTTGGTGTCACTGAGGCATGTCATGCCCGGTGATCTGCCATAGACCGACACGCTGTCTTTGTTAAAGCGCGGTATCAGCATTGGCATTTCATCAAAGCCGCCCTCACCCAATATCATTTTAGTGTCAGCGCAATAATATATGGAGCCGATAGGCTTATCTATTTGGGCAAACAGATCTGACTTGATGCCGTCTTTTGGAAAGATGCAATGCACAAGCGGATGTTCTGCAAATGGATCATCTGTCAGGCTTTTTGCAATCTTTTGCGGTAGGTTCTTCTCACCAAATCTTGTGGCTATGGCTCTGGCTGTCAGCTCAAACTTGCGGTAAACGGTGTCCACCTTGCCTTGCGCGTCTTCAGATATATAGATCTCAGCAATGTGGCGGCAGCTAAAGCGCAGACCATCATCATTGCCAGCCTCGACAAACATTGCCGCTGTGCCGAACACAACTAGATCATAGTACAGTTCATGGATTTCTTGCTGAAAGTTAGAGCGATTAAACGCCATGTACATCTGATCAGTGGTGGCTTCCAGCCATTCATTGGCCGCATCGCTGTCTTGCAGGATTGGATCTCTGAACCGCATAGAAAACCAAGGAGCTGATGCGCCGGTTAGCATGCCATGAAGGCTAGCCGCTAGCAGCTCAACAGCATGGATTGCGGTGCCGTCATAGATTAATTCTGTGCGCTTATCGCCTTGCGCGCGCTTTTTGGTAATGTCTGCCTTGCGCGGCAGCATATAATCGGCCAGCTCTTGCCAGTGGCTTTCCCAGTTTGAGCGATTGCTATGCAGCGTCTTTAAACGCCGATCAAGCGCCGCCACCTCTTTTTTGATAGGATCTGCCATTAATACATGCCCCCGCCCATTTTGCTGGGTTTGTCTCGTTTGATGCCAGCGATCGATCTGCCTTGGCTTTTACCGGCAGCTTTTTGCAGTAAGCGCTCCAGTGGGTTTACATTCACGGCACCGGCAAAGTTCATTGGCTGTGGTGCAGACATACCCATTTTGCCAGCAAGGTTCTTCTTGCCTTTAAGATCCATCACGAAATAAGACCTGTCATTAGTGAGCGATTGCGCGTTTTTGCTTTTTTAAGCAAGCCTTGGCTTGTCGTGGATATTGTTGATTCTTTACCCATCTTAGAACGATATTTGGCATCGTCTGTGGCATCACCGCCCTCACCGCCAGTCGGCACATCAGGCAGTTCTGCGTCAGTATCATTTTTTGGATCGGTCACTTTTCTTCTATCGATATCAAAGTCAAACGCTCTAGGTAAATAACCCGGCCCCTCATCTTGAACGCGACTAGAAAGGTCATCAGAACCAGCAGCTCTATTTGCTAAGGTGTCTTGGCTGGAACCTATGTAAACTCTTCTAACTGTTTGTTCATCCATACTCCCACCGGGAACATGAACAGGCACATTGTAAAAAGTTGGAAAATTAGGGCCACCATCGCCTTCAAAAGAAGGAATGCCCTTTGGGCCGGGCTTACCAGATCCACCATGCGCCTTTAAAAGCTCAGCTTCTTCTTTCGTGATGTAGGCAAGCATATGGCCTTGGCCCTTAATGTCGATACGGCGCGCCGCTTTTACGCTGCCTTTTGGTGCCATCTTTGATGTCATTATTCTCTCCTTGCCTTTATGATATAAGGCCCGACATTAGTGAGCGATCTCGTGTTCTAGCTGTGCTAAGCAAGCCTTGGCTCGTTGTGTTTATCGTTGATTCCTTGCCCATCTTGGAACGCTTTTTAGCGTCCTCTGAGGCATCGCCATCACCGATACCGTCACCAACTGGCGCATCCGGCACTTTAAGATTTACGCCGTCTGTTTTATCTTCTGAAAGTTTGCCGCCATCGTAATCTCGAACAACTTTTGTTTCGATTGCATCGCCGTCATCACCGCCGCGCGTGTCTTGTGCAACCAAGTCAGCGTGTTGGCCAGTGTAGTTTTCCACTTGCATGCCGGTGTACACATCCAAACCAAGAAAGTTTTTAGTAACATTGCCGACATACCTGCCTTTTTTATCAAAAATCGCCGAAACAAAGTTTGGAGCGTCAAGCTGTTTACCCATTATGTCGCGCATTTTTGCGCCGACAAATTTTGAAAATGTAACGCCCGGCAAGACATCTGTTATTGATTTTTTAGCAGCCAACTTATTGCGCTGCGCTAATTGTTCTTTAGCTCTTGCCTTCGCCGTATTCGCTGCTTGTGCCGCAGCCGCCCGGCTTTGAGCGTCTAAGCTGGCTTGGCTTTGACCCATACCTCTAGAAGGCGCATCATAATTATAATTATCTAAACTGTAATTGCCCGGATCTGTACTAGGGCCACCACCAAATTCGCCCATACTAGGGCCGCTAGGTGCATCAGCAAAACCGCCGCCACCGCGATTACCATCATCAGGGATGTAAGTTGGAACGCCACTAGGGCCGGGCTTGCCGGAGCCGCCCATGCGTCTAAGCATCCGCGCTTCATCTTTGTTGATGTAAGCTAATGAATGGGGCTGGCCTCTGACATTAACTTTGCGCTTTGGTGCCATTTTCGATGTCATATCGTTATACCTTAACTGGCAGCCGCGAATGGATCATAGGCCGTCATAGCAACCTGTTGTGGTGGCCGGGCGTTCACACGGCTTTCCTGCACACCAATCGACATATAGCGAAAGCTGTCAGCCGCATGAGATGACCAGTCGTGAACCGGCGTTAATCTGTATGTTCTGCTTTTTTCGTTGTATGCCCGGTGATATTGGCGCAAGGATTCGAGCCCCTGCTTGCATTTATCCCGGTCAAAGTAACAACGCGGTATCATCATTTGCGCCGCATGGATCCCATCTTCAAGCGGAAGCTTCGGTAACACTCTGAAATTAAGACCCAGATCCCACGCAATCTCTCTTCGACTTTTGCCGCTACCAAGCTCACGCACCTCAATATCGTGAGGCGCAAAGTGATCCCCATACAAATAGCCTTTACGCGCAAGGACTGCACAATAGTGTGGTAAGCCCTCGCCGCGCGCCTCATAATAATCGATAACATGAATGCCCTTTCCGGCACTGCCGCCAGACTGTGCGAACCAAATGCTAGTCGCATCGCCTACACCAAGATCCCAGAATGTCTGTACCTTCATCGCCGGGTCATACGGCACATTGGTTATGCGGCCATCTTCAAGAGCGGTCTGCATCTCTTTGCCGTAAATGCTGCCCGGTACATTGGCCACCCATGAGCATTCAAACTCTTGCTCATACTGGTCAGGTGACATCATCACCTTTGCAGCTTCTAGCTCTTCATCAGGCAAGATGCCTGTCTCGCTGGCCTTATAAACAGCAGCAAGCCAATCATCGTTAGATGCAGCTAACTCGTAATAATCGTAAAACATGTTGGTTCCGCGCGGTGTGCCTACGAATACACACCAACCAGCCCGGTCTGATAAAGCTGGCCTCAAGATCTCAGGAAACACGCTCTCAGGCATGTCAGCCACTTCATCCATAATGCAGCCGTCTAGATAGATCCCTCGCAAGCTGTCGGGGTTCTCAGCGCCCAACAGGCTTATTCTAGCCCCTGTCGGCAGATCACAACGCAGCTCAGTCTCATGAAACCGCACACCAGGGATCTTGCCAGCAAACTGCTTTAAATAATCCCATGCCACATTCTTGGCCTGCCGATAAGTGGGGGCCATGTATGCATAGCGTGGGCTGGGCTTGTCGTTCATTATCGCATCACGCAACAAATGGTTGACCGCCATGACTGTCTTGCCAAATCGCCTGTGACAGACAACTACGCCCCAACGCTTCTCAGCAAGCTGGTCATGCAGCTTTTTCTGGAGCGGTCTTGGTGCATATGGAATAACGATCTGCACTACTTGCCAACCTCTTTCATTGCCAGCTTATGCGCCTTGCTGAAGCTACTGCCCTGCTTCATCGCCGCAGACATCTTGGACATATGCTTGGCAGAGTGATGGACAGAATGCTTTTTCATGGCTTTGGTCTGTTGTGGACTAAGCTTGGAAGACAATGTGTGGCTCCATTAGTCGGGAAGATTATTGATACTAGAGGGCGCGGTAAAATATCGGAGGGTGGGGTCAGGCATATCCCGAAAACCTGACCAACATTCTAGGCAAAGCGTACCCAATCTGTACCCAAACAATCAGGCATGCCCTTCTTTCCCCAGCAATCCTGCGGGATACAGCATCAAAGGTCACCGCTCTACTCAGGCGGTGCATCGATGGCTGCTTCACGCGCGAAGCTGGGCCAGACGCAGCGCTGATATATAGGGAGCCTTACCCCTATCCTTCCTCTGCCTTAACCTCTCCACCTTCCCAGCTAATCGTGATGCTTTGCTGAGCTGGTGCATCCTCTCGCTTATCTCTCAAGCCCCATGGCTGCAACTTGGCCATCGTGAACTTCAATGTATCGACTTCCAATCTACGGCGCTGCACCTCAGCATTGAGCATCCTTGGATCTAGCTCTGCCGGTAACGGTGACATAGCAAGATCATTGATGTGATCCGCATAGAACTCTGCCTGCATCACACGGCCTCTACGATAGATCTCGAACAGCTCATCATCATTCAGCACTGACCTTGTGACAGTCCGATAGCCCGGCATGCCCGGATCCTTACAGATGCTGAGCAATGTCTCACCACTGCCAAGCCGGTCAGCAATGTCTGTCATCATTGATTTGTTGATCTTCTTAGGTGCCATGATTGTCCAAATAAAAAAGGCTGGATCTGCATTGACAGAACCAGCCAGTCAGGGAGGAGCGGTGGAAAACCGCACGATAAATAGATCATCCACATTTTGACGGCATTTGCAACACCCTTTATTTATCACGCATGATGCTTGACATATCGTGTCAATGTAATGATATTCATTAAACAACGTAACAACAGGAGATTGGCATGGATATCATACGCTTCATCTTTGAACTCGCCGGGCTGGCACTATTCTTTGCCAGCCTATACCTCACCGCTATTCTGCTTCATGCAATGGCCGGTACGCTATGAGCAAGCTACGACATTTCACTGTCAAGCTAAGTGAAGCACAAGCATTCACTGCGGAATACCACCGGCATTCAAAGCCACTTAAACGCCACATGTTTAGCATTGGCGCTCACACTGGCATGCTGATGTATGGTGCAGGGTTCCATGAGAACCACGGCTATCCACTGGGAATGATTGGCGTTGCAACGGTAGATCGATGCTCATCAGCATGGTCAAAGTATAATGGTTACATAGAATTACGAAGGCTGTGCATTAATCCAAAATGTTCAGACATACATGCTGCAAGCTTTTTGATCGGCAAAGTTAAGCAAGCATGTTTTGCCATGGGGTATCGCATTATTGTGACTTACACAAAGCCTGATGAAAGCGGCGCATCCTTGTTGGGTGCTGGCTTTTCAATTGACAAATATCGCGTGGAGCATAATGACGGCACCATCATTGATGGGTTAGTGCGCTGGGTTTGCATTGACGGCAATCAACCAAATGACAAACAGCGAGAGTTTACGCGCGATAGCTTGCAAAGCATTAAAGATTTGTCTTTTGATACAGTCTAATTATTTAATCCCTGATACGAAATGGATCTGTAATACATCTTTGTCAGCGCATCTCTGTAGTTGCGCTTGACGATCCTTGGATCATTCAGCCCTAGTATGTGAGCCAGTTTGCTCCACCTTGGCCCCCTATCCCTTCCCACTGCACTATGTGCCACTGCCATGATGAGCCGCCTTGTGTCCTGATCCATAGCCATCAGCATAGAATGCGCCTCATCCATGGCATCGATCTGATCCCCGGTTGGTCTAAGCCTAACCTCACCTTGCTGCGTCCATCCATAGCCATGCCAGTCCATTGGATAGTCTGGCCATGACGCTTGCTTTTGAACCCTGATAGCCTTGGGCAGTCGGCGCTCAGTAACAGCCATATCCAGCATCATCGTGTGCAGCTCGTTAATGTCCATGCCTGTTCCTTTCCAGATGCCGCTCTGCCTCAATCACCCAGTCAAGCACTTGCGTGTGATCCATCTTTGAGATTGCTTTGAGTGTGTCTGTGAATCTGTCGGCTGACATTGTTGGCCGTAACTGCCGCAACGCCCGGTCTTTCCGAAACAACAGCGGATCATTTTTTGCTTTGGAAACGGCTGTAACGTAGTTCTGGTTTGTCTTTTTGGTGATCGTCCTCAACATGTCGCGTATCTCGTATGATCTATCCTGTTGACATGGTTGATCTGATGAATTACTGCTTTCAGTATAATCGAGCGAAGCGAGCTGAGGCTTATCCTTATCGATTAAATCAATAAATTGGTTCGGCTGATCCTTAAAAGGCTTATCCATTAAAGGATTATCCTTATAAGGCTTATCCTTATGCAAATTTACCAATTTAAAATTCTTAAAGCTCATTCCGATTCGCCTTCCAATGCCGCTGCTATGAAGCTGTAGTTGGCACCATCAACCGCATGATCCTTGTCATACCCGGCATTCCACCTTGCCAGCTTCATCTCGACAAGCATTCTGGCTGTCTGAGCCGGTGTCACCTCAACGCCCACCACCAGTGACCACCTAATCGCCAGCTCCTTG